CCTGGCTGGAGAACGCCCAGTTCGACACGAAGACCTTTAAGCGGAAAAAGCCCAAAGTTTGGGACGAGGAAAACGAGAAATGGGTGCCGGTTGATAACCCGCCTATACCCGGTAAACAGTCGCATGCCAAAGGGTCGCATATCCCCCTGGTTCAGCCGGTCGAATATTCCACGGCATCGTGGCGGCGGGCGGTCCTGTCGCTCGAGGAACACCAGAAGGCGTGGCTGCTCTGGAACTACAGCGAAAACACGCGCTGGGAGAACCAGGTGACGATTACCCAATGGGCCTGGTCAGAGTTCAGGGCGCAACTGGGTACCAAAAAAGTGGTCAGCAAGACTATGGACAGGCTGAAGGCGTTAATCTGGCTGGCGGCTCAGGACGTGAAGGAGGTGTTGGCTGGGCGTGATCCTTATCAGTATGGGGATCTGGCCGCGCTGGTGGGCGTGAGTAAAACCAATTGGTCGACGAACTATGTCGAAAACTGGGAGGCAATGGTGAGGCTGTTCACTCGACTGGATACCGACTCTCTTAAACAAGTTTCGCGATCACGTTCACAACAGAAAGCAACAAATTGCCAACCAAGTATTGCAGAAATGAACTAATTGACGTATATTTCAGCTAGATCTGATATCGTCGCCATAGCTTTAGTTGTCGACCGAATCACGCAAAAGAGCCCGAGGTTAACGCCTTGGGCTTTTTCGTATCTGGAATACCCATACCCGGGACTATAAGAGCGAAAGCTCAATGCAGCACCCATCGATTGGCGGACCAGAACCCGCCTTTTTTATTCAGGGCTCCTGGGATCATCCTCAACTCGTTTTGTCGTTAATTCACCCACGAGCCCGACCTCTACACATGGACCACATATGTCTGAACCTCTAACCATTGCTGGCGGTGTCACGTCCGCAACTATCGGAGTGACGTTCGCATCTTTGTTCCCCGAGGCAACGCCCGGCGTAATGCTGTGCGCGCTGGCTGGTGCAGCAATGTACGTTCTGACATCCGATCCACACCAACTGTGGAAGCAGTTCCTGTTCGCCGTCATCAGTTTTGTCGGCGGGGTGTTCTTCTCGGTACCGATGGCGAAAATACTGGCCGGGGTGATTAACACCGCGCTTGGCCTGCTACAGCCGCCGGTAAGTATCGAGGTATCCCCGAACATCGGCGCGCTGGTTTCCGCTTCCATCTCTGTCGCAGTCCTGCTTCGCATCCTCGCAAAATCAAAACGGGGGAAGATGCCGGGACTGGAGGAGGAAGGCCAATGACATGGCAAACCATCGTCCTGGATGCAAACGCCATAATCTGTGCCCTGATTGCCGTAAGACTGTTGTTCTTCAGCAAAAGCGGCAAACGGCACCGTCCGGCCGTGGCCTGGATGGCGTACCTGATGATCCTGGCCGCCGGATTCACGGCGTTTCGCATTCTCTACGGTAAATATCTGCAGGTGGACCCGGGCGAGCTGATGCTTAACGTCGCCATTTGCGTTGCGGTGTGGCGATCACGGGGCAACCTCGCAAAAGTATTCCAGAAGGCTGAGCAATGACCAAAGACGAAATCTTTAACGGCATCCTCGGCAAAGAGGGCGGCTACGTTAATCACCCTGACGACAAAGGCGGACCGACAAACTGGGGGATTACTCAGGCTACGGCGCGCGCCCACGGTTATACCGGTGACATGCGTAACCTGAGTCGCGAGCAGGCTCTGGCAATCCTCGAGGCTGATTACTGGTACGGTCCACGCTTCGATCAGCTGGCAGGCGTCTCTCCGGCAATTGCCGCCGAACTCTGCGATACCGGGGTGAACATGGGGCCATCGGTACAGGTTAAGTGGTTCCAGCGCTGGCTGAACGTATTCAACAACCAGCAGCAGCTCTATCCAGACCTGATCGCCGACGGTCAGATTGGCCCTCGCAGCATCAGCGCGCTGAAGTCCTTCCTAGCGAAACGCGGAAGCGAAGGGGAAACCGTATTGCTCCGTGCACTGAACTGCAGCCAGGGTCAGCGATACCTCGAGCTGGCAGAGCAGCGCCCGGCAAACGAGTCATTCGTGTATGGCTGGGTAAGAGAGCGAGTAAGCCTATGACGAAGCTGAAAGCCCTTCTGGTCGCAATTGGATTCGCCGTATTGATGGTGCTGGGCGCTTTTGGCCTGGGCAGCATGCGAGGCAGGGAGAAGGCAGAAGCCAAAGCGGACAAGCAGCGTACCGACGAGAACGCTGCCGCCACCAAAGCAGCTGCAGAACGAAGTGTTGAAGTAACGAAAGAGGCCAGCAATGTACAGCAGACTGTTAACCATATGCCTGATGACGATGTTGATCGCGAGCTGCGTGACTCGTGGAAGCGTGGCTCATAAGGGGCGAATATGAGGAAGACAATCGACCTAACCGGTAATCATTACGGAAAGCTGACTGTGCTGTCCTACGCCAACAAGGATAATTCAGGCGTTTCCATGTGGTTGTGCAGTTGTGAATGTGGGACCGAAAAAGTTATCAGGTCAAATGCACTCCGCTCTGGTAGGACGCAATCTTGCGGGTGCATGTCGGGTGCAAAACACGGGCATTGCAGACCGTCAGAAACTTCCCCCACTTATATAAGCTGGCTGTCAATGCAGCGGCGTTGCAATTATCACGGCGATGCGTATTACGGAGATTATGGTGGTCGTGGAATTTCAGTTTGCGAGCGCTGGGGCAATTTTGAATCTTTCCTGAAAGATATGGGCGAGCGTCCAGCAGGTCACACGCTTGATCGAATTGATGTAGATAAGGCGTACTCACCAGAAAATTGCCGATGGGCGACACCCAAAGACCAGGCAAGAAACCGACGTAGTAACCATATGCTCGATACACCAGCTGGTCGAATGTGCATTACCAAAGCGGCAGAAACCTATGGTGTAAAAGTAAAGACAATCGCGCACCGATTGAGCAGGGGATGGAGTGTTGAAAAGGCGCTGTTAACTCAACCATGGCAGGGCAATAATGAATAAATATTTCATGTTTATCTCTATGCTTTCCGTTTCAGCATTGATAGCTGGCTGTGTTGGTGGCCCCCCAAAGCCCAATTATGTATTCGTCCACGATTCCTGTGACTGGGTCAGGCCTATCTACCTGACCGATCATGATATTGATGTGCTGGATATGCAGACGAAGAAAGACATCCTGGCGCATAACAAAGCGTGGCAGGCGAACTGCAAAAAACCAACCGATAGCAGTTTATTAACAAGGTGATTAAGTGCTAAGGTGTGGTCAGTTGTGATTAAAAAATAGCCAGCCGTGTTATGATAGACCTCACTCTTAGAGAGGTTAAAAATTATGTCATTCTTCGATTACGCACTTAAACGCGTTGAAGCGGCGACCAAAACAACAGTGTCTTGTCCGATATGCGGCCATAACTCGAACCACGCCTCCACAAAAGTACGGCAAGAGCTGCCGTTGCTCTGCCCTAAATGCAAATCACTGTTTGTCATTCACAGATAACATGCTGACCTGCTGAATATAACCGCCTCCGGGCGGTTTTTTATTGCCATCAACGTGAGCAAAACTAACGTGGTGGGATGCCATGTGAAGGAATTTGCTAGCGAATCCTATGAGCATGCAGCATCTGCATTATCGGTAGTCTATAATTTATATACAGTTACGGTTAAGGACCGTTCATCAACCATTGTCACCTTGCTGGAGAATCTGAATGGTAAATGAACCAGAAGAGGTAAAAATGAAAGTTGAAGCTCTGACGCAAAAGGCAGAAGAAGATATTGCCGCGCTGATAGCAAAAAAAATCTCAGAACTACAAAAGAAAACCGGAAAAGAAGTTTCTGAAATTCAGTTTGTTGCTCGCGAAACAATGACAGGTCTTGAAGGTTATGACGTAAAAATTAAACTTCTTTAATCTCATCTTCTTAAGACAAGGTCGCAATAGCGGCCTTTTTTATTGCCATCACCATGGGCAGACCCATCGTAATGGCTATAGCGGATAAATCGCAAATATCCCCTATAGTGAGTAAAGTACAGCCTCACTCACACGGGGCTTTTTTATTGGAGCCAACAATATGCCAGCAGCTATCCCGCGCGCCTGCCGTAAACGCGGGTGCTCCGGCACCACCACAGACCGTTCCGGCTACTGCGATGCGCACCGTAACGAAGGGTGGCAGCAGCACCAGCGCGGCCTTAGCCGCCACCAGCGTGGCTACGGCAGTAAGTGGGACATCATCCGCGCCCGCATCCTTAAGCGTGATCGACACATCTGCCAGGAATGCCTGCGCAACGGCAGGCCAGTTCCGGCAACTACGGTTGACCACATCAAACCAAAAGCTCACGGCGGCACAGACGACGACAGCAACCTGGTTGCGATCTGCTTCAAATGCCATAAGGCCAAAACCGCTCGGGATCGTTTAAACCGAAACTAACCCTTACAGGTAAAAGCATGACTGATTCATTAATTGACTCAGGGCACACGCACGTCGGTGCTAAGGCGTTGCGACCTGCCTGTTCTGTTGATGGGTGTGGATTGCCAGCAAGAGCCAACAACACTCCGTATTGTGAAAAACATTACATGCGCGTTCGCCGACATGGCTCGACAGAAAAGTTAAGCACGCTCAAGCCGGGCAATCTCATCCACTCGGGTGGTTATGGGCTGGTAAACGCTCCCACCCACCCGTTAAGCCGTAACAGTAACCGAGTCTATGAGCATCGCGTCGTCTACCACCAGCACCATGGTGACGGCCCTTTCAACTGCCATTGGTGCGGCGCCATGGTTACCTGGGATGATATGCATGTCGATCATCTCGATGACTGCAAAACCAACAATGCTGAGTCAAACCTTGTTGCCAGCTGCGCCGTGTGTAATCAGAAGCGCGGCAGTGAAAAGATGAAGGCCACCCACAGAAATAAGTCGCACAGACGTTACACGGCTCATGGCAAGACAATGTGTCTCAGTGAATGGGCTGAGTACCTTGGCATTTCACGCAACTCGATTGAGTACCGACTGAAAGCAGGCTGGGATATCAACAAGGTGTTTAGCCCACGCATCGGTAACAGTGGCCCTCCAAGTAAGAAGCTCGCCAGATCGGTGCATGACAACATCAAATGAGAATCAATATCGATAAATGATTTCAAATGCAATCATTTCTAGCATAATGATATCGATTCTCATCAATGGGGGAGGGCGGGTGAAAACCTCAGGGGATGAGCCTCAAGGGACCGCCGCCTAACCCTTTCTCGCATCGCCGCAGGTTAGAAAACTTTTTTATGGGGTCCCCCATCCGATGATTCATAGGAGTTTTCGATTATGTCAGGACCACCGAAAACCCCGACCCATCTACGTTTGGTGAGGGGTAACCCATCAAAACGCCCGATTAATAAAGACGAGCCGCAACCCCCGGCAGGGGTACCCCCAACTCCGAAGCATTTCGACAAGCAGGCGAAGTACTGGTTTAAGCGAATGGCTGAAGAGCTTGATGCCGTCGGCGTCGTTTCTCAGCTGGACGCCCGTGCACTCGAACTGCTGGTCGAGGCTTACACCGAGTACCGGCACCACTGCGACACGCTGGAGATCGAGGGGTATACGTACCGGACTGAAACGCAGACCGGGGATGTGCTGATTAAAGCGCACCCGGCGGCAATCATGAAAGCTGATGCCTGGAAGCGTCTCCGCGCCATGCTGGCCGAGTTCGGCATGACGCCTGCCAGTCGGTCGAAGGTCAGCACCAAAACGCCGGATGCGGTTGATCCGCTGGCTGAGTTCATGAAAGCGAGGGATTAATGGCTAAGGTTGCAGAGGGTATCCGCTACGCCGAGCGCGTCGTGGCGGGGGAGATTATTGCCTGTGAGTTTGTCCGGCTGGCATGCCAGCGTTTTCTGGACGATCTGAAAAACGGCGAGGCGCGTGGGATCTTCTTCAGCGAACCCAGGGCGCAGCACATCCTGAATTTCTACAAATTTATACCCCATGTTAAGGGCGCGCAGGCCGGTCAGCCATCGACCTGATGGACTGGCATATTTTCATTCTCATCAATATCTACGGGTTTGTGATCCCGCTGGTGAACGAGGAGACCGGCGACGTGGTGCTGCGCAACGATGGCAGCGGCCGCCCGGTTATGGTGCGGCGGTTCCGCACCGCTTACAACGAGGTGGCGCGTAAGAATGCGAAATCCACACTTTCCTCCGGCGTCGGCCTGTATATGGCAGGTGCAGATGGCGAGGGCGGCGCTGAGGTTTATTCGGCGGCCACAACCCGCGACCAGGCGCGTATCGTGTTTGAAGATGCCAAAAACATGGTGAAGAAAGCGAAAGCGACACTGGGCCGCCTGTTTGAGTTCAACAAGCTGGCGATCTACCAGGAGCAGAGCGCGTCGAAGTTCGAGCCCCTTTCCAGCGACGCGAACAACCTGGACGGCCTGAACATCCACTGCGGCATTGTCGACGAGCTGCACGCCCATAAAACTCGTGACGTCTGGGACGTGCTGGAGACAGCAACCGGTGCGCGCCTGCAGTCGCTGCTGTTCGGCATTACCACCGCCGGCTTTAATAAAGAAGGCATCTGCTATGAGCTGCGCGATTATGCCATCAAGGTACTGCGCGGTTTCAACAGCGATGTGGAAGGAGCGGTTAAGGACGATACCTTCTTTGCCATCATCTACACCCTGGACGAAGGCGACGACCCTTTCGATGAAACGGTCTGGCAGAAGGCGAATCCGGGCCTCGGCATCTGCAAGCGCTGGGACGATCTGCGTCGCCTGGCGAAGAAGGCCAAAGAGCAGGTGTCCGCCCGCGTTAACTTTTTCACTAAACACATGAATATCTGGGTTACGGCGGAGTCTTCCTGGATGGACATGCTGAAGTGGGAAAAATGCGAACTCATCGCGCCGGCACATGAACTGAAAACCTATCCGCTCTGGGTGGGGGTCGATCTGGCGAACAAAATCGATATCTGCGCCGCGGTAAAAGCCTGGCGTTCTCCCGACGGGCACGTTCACACCGACTTTAAATTCTGGCTGCCGGAAGGGCGGCTTGAGAAGTGTTCCCGGCAGATGGCCGAGCTCTACCGCAAATGGGCGGAACTGGACAAGCTCATCCTGACCGACGGGGATGTGATAGACCACGCACAGATCAAGGAAGAACTTCAGGCGTGGGTGGCCGGTGAAAGCCTGAAAGAAATCGGTTTTGACCCGTGGAGTGCCACGCAGTTCAGCCTGGCGCTTGCCGAGGAAGGCCTGCCTCTGGTGGAGGTTCCACAGACGGTCCGCAACTTCTCCGAAGCCATGAAGGAAGTCGAGGCGCTGGTCTACGGTGGACGGCTCCATCACAGCAATCACCCGGTGATGAACTGGATGATGTCGAATGTGACGGTTCGGCCGGATCGTAATGACAATATCTTCCCCAACAAATCGACCCCGGAAGCCAAGATTGACGGCCCGGCGGCGCTGTTTACCGCAATGAGCCGTCTGCTTGTTAACGGTGGCAACGACCAGCAGGACCTGAGTGGATTCTTTGACAACCCCATCATGGTAGGTTTCTGATGAAGAAAAGTAAGCAGCCGGGCAAGGTAAAAAGCGCCTTGCTCAACTGGCTGGGCGTGCCCATCAGCCTGACTACCGGAACGTTCTGGCAGGAGTGGTATGGCACGAGCAGCAGCGGCAAGGTGGTCACGGCAGATAAGGCGATCCAGCTTTCGGCCGTCTGGGCCTGCGTCCGGCTTCTGAGCGAGTCGGTGTCCACGCTGCCGGTAAAGATTTACACCCGACAGGCTGATGGCTCGCGCAAGCTGGCGCAGAACCATCCGGTATACCAGGTGCTTTGTCGCCGTCCGAATCTGGAAATGACGCCGTCGCGCTTTATGTTGATGGTTGTGGCCAGCATCTGCCTGCGCGGAAATGCCTTTGTCGAGAAGCTGTTTATCGGCAATAAGCTGGTGTCGCTGGTGCCACTGCTGCCCCAGAACATGGTGGTGAAGCGGCTTGATACCGGGCGGCTGGAATACACGTACACCGAGGATGGCAGGCAGCGCGTTATTCCCGAAAAGAACCTGATGCACATCCGTGGGTTCGGCCTCGATGGTGTCTGCGGCATGATGCCGATGAGGACGGGTCGGGATGTAATCGGCTCCGCGATGGCGGTTGAAGAATCTGCTGCAAAGATTTTTGAACAGGGCCTGCAAAGCTCCGGGTTTCTCTCATCGGACAATGCGCTGGACGAAGATCAGCGGGAAAGACTTCGCGGTTATATGGCGAAGTTTACCGGTTCCAAAAACGCCGGAAAAATCATGGTGCTTGAGGGCGGCCTGAAATATCAGGGTGTCACCATGAACCCTGAAGATGCCCAGATGCTGGAAAGTCGCTCATTCAGTATTGAGGAAATTTGCCGCTGGTTCCGCGTACCACCGTTTATGGTCGGGCATACTTCGAAGCAAAGCAGCTGGGCATCGAGCCTGGAGGGGATGAATCTCCAGTTCCTGACCCACACGCTGCGCCCGCTGCTGGTGAATATTGAGCAGGAGATTTCCCGCTGCCTGCTGAATGGTGAAGAGGACCTCTTTGCCGAGTTCTCGGTAGAAGGCCTGCTGCGCGCCGACAGTGCTGGCCGGGCGGCGTACTACACCAGTGCGCTGCAGAACGGCTGGATGTCACGTAACGACGTGCGCCGCCTGGAGAACATGCCACCGATTGAGGGCGGTGATCTTTATACGGTGCAGCTCAACCTGACGCCGCTTGAAGACCTGAAGCAAAACAGCCAGGCAGCACAGGCTTTCGCGCTGCGACAGGTCCATAACCACGTATTCCCCGACATCCCCTTCGAACAGTCCCCGCTGAAACAGGCGGCTTAGGAGTATCCATGACGATTAAAAGCCTTCCGGCTGCGCCGGAGGGGCGACCTTTTGCTCGCGAAAAACCCGATCTGCCAGCTGCGGCAATGGAGCGCTGGAACGGTGGCATCCGTGCTGCCCGGGACGGTGACAACAGCATTTCTATCTTCGACGTGATCGGCGCTGATTTCTGGGGGGAGGGGGTGACAGCCAGCCGCATTGCTGGTGCGCTGCGCTCCCTTAATGGCGCTGACGTAACGGTCAACATCAACAGCCCCGGCGGCGACATGTTCGAGGGCCTTGCGATTTATAACCTGCTGCGCGAGTACGAAGGCAGGGTCACTGTGAAGGTGCTGGGCCTGGCAGCGTCGGCGGCGTCGGTCATCGCGATGGCCGGTGACGACGTGCAGATCGGGCGCGGTGCATTCCTGATGATCCACAACTGCTGGGTTTACGCGATGGGTAACCGTCACGACCTGGCGCAGATCGCCGCGGATATGGAGCCGTTTGATAAAGCAATGAGCGATATCTACCAGGCACGCAGCGGTCTTGATGCCGCCACCGTCGAAAAGATGATGGACGGCGAAACCTATATTGGCGGCAGTGACGCGGTGGCGAAAGGATTTGCTGACAGCCTCCTCTCCGCTGATGAAATTGCTGACGACGACGACAGCCCGGCGGCGGCGCTGCGCAAGCTTGATGCGCTGCTGGCCAAAACCGATACGCCGCGCTCTGAGCGTCGAAAACTTCTTAAAGCCTTATCCGGCAGCAAGCCAGGCGCTGCTGCCATCCCTGAAGGTACGCCGGGCGCTACCGAAGAAATCAACCCTGACAATATCAAACAACTTGAAGACGCCCTGGCGGCGTTCGGCCAATAAGGAAAGACCATGTCTGAAGTTAACGAATTACTGAAAAAAGTTTCTGCGAAGCTGGAAGAAGTTTCCGGCACTTTCAGCCAGAAAGCCGAGGACGCGCTGAAGGAGGCTAAAAGCTCTGGTCAGCTGTCCGCGCAAACCAAAGAGGCAGTGGATAAAATTGCCACTGAACACAATGCGCTGAACGATGCGCTTAAGTCGCTGAAATCTTCAGTAGGTGAAATTGAGCAGCAGGTAGCTCAGATGCCGCTGGCCAGCGCTACAAAAATTATCGAGACCGTCGGCCAGACCGTTATCAGCAGTGAAGCGCTAAAAGCATTCGCGGCAAGCGTTGAAGGCGGGAAGCGCGTCAGCGTTCCGGTGAATGCTGCGCTGATCTCCACTGACGTGGCAACCGGTGTGGTTGAGCCGCAGCGCCTGCCGGGTATTGATACCGCGCCGAAGCAGCGTCTCTTCATCCGGGATCTGATTGCCCCGGGCCGCACCTCTGCGCCAGCCATCTTCTGGGTGCAGCAGACCGGATTCACCAATGCGGCGAAAGTCGTGCCGGAAGGCACCGCCAAGCCGTACAGCGATATCCAGTTCGCCACGCAGATCACTCCGGTGACCACCATCGCGCACATGTTCAAGGCGTCCAAACAGATCCTGGATGATTTTGCGCAGCTGCAGTCAACTATCGACGCTGAAATGCGTTACGGCCTGAAATATGTCGAAGAGCAGGAGATTCTCTTCGGCGATGGTACCGGCGCGCACCTGAAAGGCATCGTCCCACAGGCATCTGCTTATGACGCTGCCTTTACCGTTGAGCAGCAGAACGGCATCGATGATCTCCGCCTCGCAATGCTGCAGGCGCAGCTGGCGCGCTTCCCGGCTTCCGGCCACGTCCTGCACTTCATCGACTGGGCGAAGATTGAACTCACCAAAGACACGCTGGGCCGCTATATCCTGGCGAACCCGGCGGCCCTGACCGGTCCGACCCTGTGGGGCCTGCCGGTGGTTGCGACCGAAGCTGCAGCATTCCAGGGCAAATTCCTGACCGGTGCATTCAACGCCGCGGCCCAGCTGTTCGACCGTGAAGATGCCAACGTGGTGATCTCCACTGAGAACGCCGACGACTTCGAGAAAAACATGATCTCGATTCGTTGCGAAGAGCGTCTGGCGCTGGCGGTGAAACGCCCGGAAGCATTCATCTACGGAGCCTTCACTGCGCCTGCTGCAGGTGGCGGTGCGTAATCCTTAACGGCGGCCTGCGGGCCGCTTTTCTTTTTCCTCAAAGGAGGCAGTCATGAAGCTGATCGCCATCAAGCCCATCTACTTTGAAGGCAGCGTGCTCACTGAAGGCACCGAGTTTGAGACGCTGGAACAGCATGGTCGCGAGCTGGTGGCACGCGGTTATGCCGCAGAACCCGGCGCCAAAAAACCTGGACCGGATAAAGAACCCGATCCAAAAGGAAAGGGCAAAGGTAAGTAAGGGGCGCGCATGCTGACCAAAGAGCAGGTTAAAACACACTGCAGGATCGATACCGACAATAATGCGGAAGATGGCTGGATTGAAACCAGCATCAAAGGGGCGACCCGGTACGTTCAGAGCTGGACCCGCCGCCGGCTTTACGAAAATGCAGCGGATCCACTATACCAGCTTGACCCTGACGGACTGCTTTATGGTGAAGATATCGAGATGGCCATGCTGATGCTTATTGCGCACTGGTACGCAAACCGGGAAGCAGTAATCACCAGCGGTACCTCTTCAACCGTTGATCTGGCCGTTGAATCGTTGCTTCAACCGTACCGTATTTATGGTGTCTGAGGGCAATTTATGACCTGCAGTGGATGCGCCGCCCGGCGCGAGTGGCTAAAAAAATGGATGAAAATCGCCTATGAACGAGCAACAGGTAAGCCAGCTGCTGGCAGCAATGGCAGCCCAGACAGTAGCGATGAACCGACTGGCGGAGTCAAACGAGGCTCTGACGGCGGTGATCTACCAGTCAATGGTAGTGGAAGAGAGTGATGCTGAACTTCCACAGCATGCTTACCTCAGCGGCAAGCCCAGGGGGTAATTATGCAGGCGGGGAAGCTCAATAAACGGATCACGCTCCAGAAGCCTGTTAAAACGCAGAGTCCGGTTACCGGCGCGGTGGTTAATGGATGGGCTGACATGGCTGAGCTATGGGCCAACGTTACCGATTTGTCTGCGCGCGATTTTGTGGCTGCGCAGGCGGGACAGAGCGAGGTAACCACACGGATCACTATCCGCTGGCGTGATGATGTCACGGATAAGCACCGCATTCGTTACCGTGGGCGCATCTACGATA